GCCTCACCTCGCCATCCTCCTTGGCCTCAGCGCTGCCGTGGTCATGCTCTGGCCTGCCGATGCTTGGCCGGTCCTGCTCATCGCCATCGGGGTCGCTGCTGATGCTGCTGCTTGAGCTGCTGCTCCAGGCACTGACCGCCGCCGTGCTGGTCAGTGCCGTGTGCTCGCTGGGCTCTTGCTGAGCACCTGATACGTACCCTCGGCAGTTCCCTCGCATGGGTCCGCCACCGCTAAGCCCCAACCGCGCCTCACGCATCGCTGGCCGTGCTGGTTGCGCACCTCCTCGCCCTCTGGGAATGTCGCAAGGTGTGGGTCGGTCGGTAGCAGTGTGGCCAGCAGCCAGACCGTGCCATCCTCGCCGCGTGCGACGAAGGCGAGCCGGTAGCCCGCGCCGGGTAGCCTGTACTGGACCCGGAGGGCTTGCGGTGCGCCTCGTGGTCCGTGCTCGACTAGCTCGCCGCTGATGGCATCCTGTGGCGTGACTCGGCCGAATGGAGGCCCAACCCGCTCCGATGGCTTGACCCGCTTGCGGACGCGGTCGTATCGGAGCGTTCGCCTTAGATGGTGCTTGGCGCTGCGACTGCTGCCGGTCAGCCTCGCCAGCCGGTCAGGCATCAGGTCTCGCAGCATCACCGCCGACGCCTCAGAGCAGCGCGGCCAGCCTCCTCGACAGCGCGGCGCCTGGCCTCCGGATCTTCAAGGCCGGGCAATGCTGCCGCCGCCTCTGGTCGCTGGCGAAGCCGGGCCACCTCTGCACGCGCCTCAGCGTGAGCGATGCGCAGCCGGTCCAGCTCGGCCAGCCGTCCCACCTCAGACTCGCGGGCGACCACGTTGGCGCGCCCCAGGATGCGCTCAGCAGCCCCGTCAGCGATGGCCTCAACATCGACCTTCGGACGACGCGCACGGGCCAGCATCACAGCCAGACCCAAACCAAGGGCAAGCTTGGCCAGATCGCGCAGAAATCCGACCACCGGGACAGAGCTGGGGCGGATGCGCTCAGCGGCGAGCAGGTCTGCTACGGTGCGATCTACCGCCTCATCAACGGCATCGTTGACGATGCCAATGACAATTTGGTCTTCGGCTGGCAGGGTCGTGGTCCAGTCGGTGACCTCAACCGCATCGGCCTCCTCGACAGGCTCGACGGGCACACCATCAAGCTCAACGACAACCGCATCGGCCTCCTCGATGATGGTCGGCTCGGTCATCATCTCGGCGGGTGCGACCTCTGGCAGGTCAGAGCAGGCCAGCAGCAGGGCAATCACTCATCACCTCCGGTGCCCTTGCGGAAGCTGGACAGCACGCCACCCAGGCCGAACGGCATGGAGGGCAGGCGCCGGCGCAGTGGCTCCTCCTCCTCGTCGGTGTCTGGGTCGTCGCTGAACTCTTCGTCGACGACGAGCTCCTCGGCGCGAGGGTCTCCGAGGATGGCGCGGTCGGTCGCGAGCATGTCGGTGAGGCGGTCTTTGACTGCGGCAGCGCTGCCGCCCTCGACATCTGCGCCGGTCTCCTCGACATCCTCGATGTCGTCCATGCGGCTCGGCATCCAGTCAGGGATCGGAACCTTGGGCGCGACCTTGCGCGGCTTGCTGATGACGGTGGGCTGCTCGCTGGGTGGCTCGGGCTCTGGCTCGGCGAGGGCCTCACGGGCGGCGTCGATAGCATCGTCAGCGACGGTAAGCAGGCCAGCAAAGCCGGTACCGGTGCCGAGGATGCGAGCGGTCGCGACGTTGAGAAGCCCGTTCATCACAGCATTGAAGACGAACCCATCAATGGCTTCCAGAGCGGCTCTGACCTCGCGATTTCTCACTTTTGACCAGGTACACTTAGAATCCAATTCGTCAGCAACCAGCCGGAAGAAATCTCGCCGGGTGCGCTTGAGTGCGCGCCGAGCGGGCAGACCATTATCCAGGTATCCCCGGTATTGTCCGGCCAGCCAATCACTTTGAGCGTCGAAGTAATCATAAAGCAGGTCAGTGAGCCGCTCTTTGTCTTCGCGATTGAACATCATGTCACCCCTTGGCGGGCCTGTCCCCAGGCATGGATACCGCGTGCAAGCGCCTGGCCGAGCACACTAACCGAGTCCGCGTTCTCGAAGAACACTCGATGATGCTCATGATCCAAGAATGCGGGCTCGTAGCAGATAGCCGGCGCCCTGACCCCGCGGATGGTCGAATAGGCGCGGCTTGTCCAGTCCGTGCTCTTGGCTGGCCAGATGCGCACCTTGCTCCGCAGCGTCGGCAGCTTGCCCAGCTCGGCGCCGATGGCATCGGCGAGCGCTGGCCCGTTGGCCCTGCTGCTCCTGCCGTCGTAGAACACTGCGCCATAGTTGCCGCTCTGCCCGCTCCTGGTGCCTCCGGTGAGGCTGTTCAAGTGGAGCGCGACATACACATCGACGCCGACCTTGTTGGCGTCCTTGTGGCGCTGCGAGTATCTGCCGTGCGACATCGGATAGACGCTGTGGCCGAGCCGCCGCAGCTCCATTTCAGCCGAGAGCGATATCAGCGCGGTCCAGATGCTCTCGCTCTCAATCACATCATGCTTACCGTCTCCGTCGAAGTCTCCCCATGCACCTTGATCATCGATGCGGTGGGGCTTGCCGACGTGCTGCCTGTCCAGTGCAACGATCATTGGAGGAATTCACCCTGGAGCTTGACCTTGAGGACTTCAGTGCCAGAGGCGGTCGCCGCCTTACCGAACAGCAGGGCGATGTAAAAGTTGCCGCTGGCCTGAGCAAATGCCGTCGTCAGCGTCCGCGTCTTGCTGGTGCCGCTGCCATCGTGGCGGGTCAGGCTGCCGCCGTAGCCGTCGCCATCGGTGGCCACCGTCAGCGAAGCAGACACCGAGTCTGTGTAGTTCTCGAAGTTGCTCGTGCTCAGCGAGGCGGTGCCCGTCTTGAGGTAGCTGCTCGTCTTGCCTGCTGCGCTCGTGAAGAGCTGGAGGAAGTGCGTCGAGGCACCGTCGATGTCGGCGAGACTGGTGGGTGCCGAGGCGCTGCGCCAGATGGCGACGACGACATGGCTGGCAGAGATGCGGCCACCGCTCACCCACTCCGTCAGCGAGTTGACGTTGCCGTTGCTGACCGCTCCGAGATCCCAATACACAGCGCCGATTAGGCCGTCGATGCCGCCAGACGCTGCGGCCTGGCCGCTGTCGATTGTCATCTCGATGGAGTCGCTGGCACCGTCCGCGAATTTGCCGCTGGAGCCCAGCTCGGTCCCGTCGCTGACCTTGAGATACTGCGAGGTCGCGCCGCCGCCGCCGCCAGAGGTCGAGGCCCCTGGGAAAATGACTGTCGGGCGGGCCATCTACCAGCCTACCAGGATGTGCAAGATGGTGGTGATGGCGTTGTCGCTGCCGCTGTCTGGCTTGGCGCGGTAGAACAGCGAGCCGCTGCTGGTGCTGAAGGTGGCGCCGCCCACAATCTGACTGTCAACGGTGGCCGCTGCCGTCGCCTCGAAGACCACATTGGAGCCTGCTGGATTGGTTGCGATGCCCAGCAGCGAGGCCAAGGTGCTCGCCGACCCTGCCGTCTTGTCGGCGATGACTCGCAGCAGCCGGCCTCGCGTGATGTTCAGCGGGATCTCCAGCTCGGTGGCTGTTCCAACGCTGGTCTGGCTGATCACCACGGTGATCTCTTGGCCCTTGCGGCTCACTTGTGCGCTCATTTTTTCCCCTCGTTCGGTCGTTCATTCTGGGGCATGTCCACCATACCTCATGTCTTGACGTGAAAACAGTATTAGCCGGATGCCTTAAGGCTGCTAATCCTCACCGGGTCATCGTCGAGAGCCAGCGAGAGCGCCCATGCGTAGCCCGTCCATCGCTTGCTCAGGACCGTGGCCAGAAACACGCGCCCGAGGCTCTCAGAGTCAAGCCTGACCTGGTCACCGGGCATCAGGTATCCGAAGCGAGCAGTAGCCAGATAGGGCCGCTCCGAGTAGCCGAGGCCCTTGGTCCTGACCCGCTCCCGAGCGATAAGGGCCGCGCTCGTGTCGTCGTAGATGTGCTCGAGCGTGAGCGTCTCGGCCTGGATGATGGGCGCCTCTGGGTCGGTGCTCCATCTGTTCGCGCTGATGATGGCGTACTCGTCGGCGAACTGCTCCGGGTCGCTGGTGTCCGCATCTGGCGAGAGGATGATCCGCCGCTTGTAGTCGCCGGTCCTGGCCCGCGGTGCGAACTTGACCGCCACCTCGTTTACCACCTCGCCGAGCTGGGTCTGGCCGGTCACCGGGCCGATGGGCTCAAACTCCGGCCCCTCGGTGATGAGCGCCAGCCCTTCAGCCATCGCCGTATCCAGCACGCGCCCCAGCGGGTACAGCCCAAGAGGCCCGGCGCGCACCTCCACCAGCAGCGGGTCAAGCAGGCGGGCGACGAAGGACCACGGCGATAGGCTGGCCTCGCTGATGTACGTGTCTACCTGCACCCGGTTGAGGATGCCGGCCTCGGCCACCCATCTCTCGACATCGACGCGGAGCGAGGTGCGAAGCAGAGCCCATGCACAGACATCCCCGAGGCCAGACATCGACGAGCCAGAGAACGGCGAGCGGATGCCGCCGCCACCGTTCCAGAGCGTCCAATACTCGGCGCTCGTGGCGCTGATGCCTCCCGGTGTCGAGATGTCCACCACAGCGACCAGCCGACCGAGGCCATCGGTCTCGTGCGAAACGCTAAAGCTCTGATTGCCTCCATCGGCGTCGAAGATGGTTACCGTGGTAGCGAGCACCTCATGGCCAGCGATGACAAGCTTTGTGTAGTCCGATCCTGATAAGGTCACCGGATAGGCCGGGCTCCCCGAGGTAGTCCCCGATGCGCCGCTGGCCTTTCTGAAGACCCCAGGGGTGCCGATGACCACCGGATACACCTTGCCGTCACTGGTCGAGGGCGCGCCGCTCCATGTGGCGTCTGTGACCGCTGCGGATGGGTCGAGCAGCAGGCTCACATCATCGCCGGGGTTGTCATCGAGCGTGAAGCTGAGGAAGCCGGGGTCTCGCTCTGGATCGGCATAGACGGGCTGCGAGAGCCGGCCAGTCAGCAGGGCGAACCGCTCGCTGTAGTTCTGGCCAGCCCGACCGCTTGACCGGTCCACGAAGACGAAGAACAGGTGACCAGCGACAGCTTCAAGGCGATGCCCGCGGGCGACCTGGTCAGCGATGGAGACGCCATCCAGGTAGACAGCGAGCGGAACGCTGTTGCTGGCTTCCATGCCCTCGCGAGTGGTTTCTTCGATGTAATCAGGGTCAGAGAGCCCATCAGCGTAGTGAAGAACCCGCCCATCCCTGACGACATCAACCGGCTCGGTGGCGAGGTGGTACTCCACGCCGCCGAACGTCAGATCAAGGCAGTAGACCGGGCGCGCGTTGACGAGCTGCCCGCTGTTGGGAATGCGCGGTGCCACTATCGAAGCTCCTCGATGACGACGGTGGAGAACCTCATGGCCTCGCCTGCTGTGTTGCTGTCCTCATCGCCGACGACAGACTCGAACTGGCCCGCGCTGGTGATGGTGCCGACCAAGCAAGTGTGATGCCGCACGAATGTTTGAGTATCCCCGGCGCCAGTGCTCCGCTCGATGCGGCTGAAGTAGGCGACAGGGTCGCGAGCGCCGACCCTCTGAAGCAAGCCGAGCAGGGAGAAGGGCACATCCTTCTGAGCAGCCACAGCGGTATTGCCGGCCGTTGTGGTGCTGGTGATGTAGTCGGGGTTCGCGCTGATGCCCTGGGTCTGTGTCGTGTCGATGGGGTCCGGCCATGCGATGCGCACGGTGCGGCCTCCAGGTCCAGGTCGGACGGTGCGACGGGTGCCGCCTGGCGTGTCCTCGGTCAGATCGGCCGACTCATACATGGTGATACGGCCTCTCCCATATTGAGTCCCGAATATAAAGAGACGGCCCAAAGATAGGTGTCCAAGGCGAATATCGTATTGAGCGGTGCCGTCTACCTTGTAGGGCGCGGTCGTCTGGGCGTCGATCTTCAGCGCCCAGCCGCCTCCGGTCTCGCCGTCAGTGTGGAACATGACGCACACATGGGACGGGATGAGGGTCAGGGTCGTGGTGGCCGGCTCGCTGCCGTCGATGCCATCAAGAAAAAACGTCGGCTTGGGTCCGGAGACATTCGAGGCCAGAGTGCCCGCGGTGTTGCCGGTGATTTTGCGGCAGATGCCAGAGGCAAAGCGCACCGTCCACCCAGCGCATTCGTTCTCGTACAGGTAGCGCCCGCTCGATGTGGTCGGCAGGGATGGCGGGTGCAGCTCGGAACCTCGGCGGGTGTAGCTGTAGGAGGTGGTGATTTGATTCGAGATGGTCGCGACGGTCACCCAGGCCGACGAGCCGGTATCCCACCGCTGCACCGCTCCGGTGCTCCAGTTGATGCCCTTGAGGGCGATGTAGGCCATGGTGCTGCCGAGACCCTGCTCCTCGCTGCCAAACGTGGTCGCGTCCTTGTTGAGCACGAAGGGGATGAGCTGCTCGGCCACGTTTCCGGAGGTCACCGCAGTGCTGCGCCATTGGGTGCGAGGGCTCGGGCTCTCGCGGTGGAAGATGCGCGAGATAGGATGGTCGGCTGCGCTGTCGATGTTCCAGCTCTGGTCTGCCATGGCCGAGCCATCGACTGCCGACATCCTCACGCCATCATCGACGCCGATGTATCGGCCTCGCCGGCTGAACGTCCGGCCTCTCAGGTCGTCAGGGTTGGTCTGGCCTGCGCCGAGGGAGCCGTTGGTCTCGGCTCCATACATCGCGTGCAGCTCGTGTACCTTGAGCGATGTGGTCGAGGTGGCATTGATGCCAAACCTGACCTCGTTAGCAGCAGAGCCGCCGCCGTTGTTGAGGCTGTAGTTCTGCTGTGCGCTGGTCCATTCTCGGTCGCTCTTGCTGTTGAGCGCTCGGAACCAACACGAGAACTTGCCGGCGACAACAGCCACCAGCACCTCGATACCACCGGAGGGCGCTACGCTGGTCTTGTCGCCGCCGATGGTCGCGCCGCTGTCCTGCACGTCGATCATGCGGAAGCCGGCAGTGCTAAAGCGGATAGCCACCGTGTATAGCGTGCTGGAGCTGTCGCCGCACTGCACGCGCAAGACGTTGCCCTCTGTCGCCAGCGAGCCACCAGACACAGCCGTCATGGCATAGCGGACGATAATGCCCTGTGCGATGGTGCTGGTCGGTGCGAAGTGGCTCTCTTTGGTGTTGCTGCTGCTCGACCGGGCCAGCAGCCCATCGGTGCCGATGGCATCCGTACCGGCGCCGCTGGTCGTCAGGCTGGAGATGTTCGCCGGCAGCTCGAAGGGCAGGTAGGACTGGCCCCAGCTGCTCCGCTGGTATGGCGCGGGGTAGGCGATGCGGCCCGGCAGGGTGACCGTCGAGTGACCGCCGAGGAACGTCGCCGAGAGGGTCGTGGAGCTGGTGACGTCGGTGGTGCTCAAGCCGATGAGCACCTGGCGCCCGCGGTGGCTGACACCGACGAAGTCAGAGAGATAGGTCGATGAGTCGCCAGTGTTGACGACGAAAGCCGCAGCGGCTTGGGTGTTGAGGCTGTCACCGTTGCCGGTGTATTTGAATGACTCGCCGCCATCGGTAGACCGGACCAAGAACACCGCATTTTCTGCGGTTGCGCTGCTGGTCGAGAGCCTGAAGGCGCCGAACACAGAGCCGTCCTCGTCAACCCAGACAGAACCGTCGCCGTCGGTGACTTGGTAGTTTGTCGAGTTGTCATAGTCGATGACTCGGCCAGCAGCGCTATTGTTGCCCTCCTTAAAGCTCAGCACGCCAACCGATGCAGAAAACGCCGTTGTGGTGCGGCTGGCAATGGACGATGAAGCCGACGGAAGGCCAATAGAGTACAAGAAATTTGCATTAACGATAGCACTGATAACAGAGGGCCAAGCCACATATAGCGTGTCTCGGTACGTGTAGACCGAGTGCCGAGCAAAGATGTTTTTAGATCCATCAGCAAAATCCAAACGGAAGATCCCGACCGATGAGAACCGAGCGCCTCTTGATGTGCTGAACCACTGACCGAGCTGGTCTCTGGGCTGCTCTCCGCTGGTCGTATTGTTGGCGATGACATGAGCCACGAGGAGGCACTGACCAGCAGCGAAGCCCATCCGCAGCCGGCCTACCTCATATCCAGCCGTGCCCCCGCCGGGTGAGCCGCTGATGTCTACGCCAGTATCCAGCGCGTACTCGCTGACCGTCTCCCATGTGGCGCCGTCCTTGCTGCGATGGGTGGCGATCTGCGCCAGGTTGGCATCGCTGTCATAGATCCAGTGGCAGCAGTACAGGTGCCCGTCCACCCGGTTGTAGGCGATGGCTGGATGGTAGCCGTCTGTCGGGCTGCTCAGGCTGCTGTAGATGGTCGCTTTGCTCCAGGTGCCGGCGCTCGGGTCATAGGTCGCAGCCTCCACAATGTACGCTGTACCGCTCGACACGTCCCGCCGCTGGTACACCGCACAGATGCGGTCTGAGTTGTCGGTGCTGTAGAACGCGGTCGCGTCTGGGTCGCTGACGGCGCTGGTCAGGGTCTCGGTTGTCGAGCGGATGACCTGGTGCGAGCTCGTCGGCTGGATGTCCTGCCCTCGCCAGTTGGTGTCTCCCTCGTATCGGTAGATGAATTCCGCGCCCTGGTCTGCGCCTGGATGCCCTCCTCGATGCGCTCTGATGCGAAGCTGCTTCGAGGCGCTCTGAGTCCCTGCCGTCTGGATGGCGAGGCTGTAGGCGCCCTGGGGGACGGCTTGCCCCGCTGTCGGTCCCTGCTCGGTGTATGTCCCCTTGTCGCTCCACAGGTGGTCGGAGGTCAGGACATAGGGCACACCGAGCCCTCGGAGAACATCACCGGAAACGTCAGAGGCCATATCAGAGTCCCATGTCGAGCTGAAGGAAGCGAGCGCGGACGATGTCGCCCTCCTCGCATTCTACCGTGAGCGCTGCGCCGGCTCGGCTGTAGCTGGTCGGCAGGCATGCACCGTCACATACCTCGATGCCGAGGAGATGGACCGCGCTGTACTGGCTGGCGAATGTCACGCCCTCACCTGATACGCACTCGGCTTCGAGGACGTAGATGGTCCCCGTGGTCGGGTAGGACTCCTCCGGAGCCATGCAGGCCAGCAGCAGGGCAATCATGCGCTCACCGGGCTGTGCTGGACCCACTGCCACCAGCGACACACAAAGCCGTCAGGATGCGGATGAGGAGGCGGCAGCGGCCAGTCCAGATTGGGGACCGGACACACGAGCCAAGAGAGCAGGATGGCCATCAGTAGCCGCCCTGTGGCTTGGGATGAGGGTTGGTCCGGAGGCTGCGAGCGTATCGGCTGGTGCCACGGCGACCGCTGCGGAATAGCTCTTGGTCCAGGTGGCTGCGGCCGATCACCGCGGTGATGCGTCCGGAGGACTGCACGCGCCCGGTGTTGACGTCGTTGAGCAGCTGGGTGCCCATGCTGTTTGCGACACCGCCTGGCCCGCTGGCCTCGGTCGTCAGCACCCGGCGCCCGTTGCTCATCCGCTCATCCGGTGCGAGCGGGTCACGGGAGCCGGGCATGCCCGTTCCGATGTGAGCGGTGGGCGGTGGCACTGCTGCGATGGTGGCGACTTGAGCAGCGCCGAGAGCGCCCATCACCGCCGCGGCTGGAGGACCGAATATCGGCCCCAGCTCCAGCGCTTTAGATACGCCCTTGGCTGTGCTGATGGTCGCCTCGACGATGCCGCTGGCTTGGCTGACGCGGTAGGCGATGAGGGCGGCTTTCTTGTTCTTGTCCGCCATGACAGAGGCAAAAGCGGAAGCGGTTTGGCCGATCTGCTGATTCGCATCCTCAGCAAAGGCAACCCGTTGGGCCTGAGTCTCAGCCGCCATCCTTGCGGTGTCATCTTGGTGTTTCTGCTCTCTGGCCGCATTGGTGCGGTTGAAGTGCTCGACAGCGGTCTCCTCCTCGCCTCTTGCGATGGCGCGGTTCTGCGCCTCTTGCCGCTGTGTCCGTCCCAAGCTGTTCAGAGCGTCTTGAGCCTGTCGGGCTGCTCTGGCCACATCAAGCAGTTGTTGTTCTTCAGCCTTGAGAGACTCGCTGGCTTTGTCGGTCGATGTCGCGGATGCCTCTTGTGCCTGCTCGGCTTGAGACAGCAGAGCGTTTTGGTTCTTGAGCGCTGCCGACCGTTCCCGGATGCCTTGTATGGCCCTGTCGCGGGCCTCATCGTTCAGGGTTGATGCTGTCGTCTCTCTGATGAGCGCATCGGTGGCCCGGTCTACCTCAGCATTGAAGTCGAGAAGCGCCGCCTGCTGCTTGCTCATCTCGCCGGTAGCCAGCGCCAGCCCGCGGGCTGTGTCCCGCTCAAGCTGCGCCAGCGTGCCGACAGCCTGATTCATCTTCTTGTGCCGCTGGGCGTTGATCTTCAGCTGCTCGTTCTGCTCCTCCAGCTCCTCATTGGCATCCGAGATGGCGGCTTCTACTGCCTGATAGGCGGCGACCGCAGCCAGCAAGGTGATGCCGATAGGACCAAGCGAGACAAGGAGGCCCTTGAACGCTGCCGACAGACGGGCAGTGGCGCTCGTCTGCACGTTGGTCGCGGTCGTCAGGGCGGGCAGTGCTCGCTGCATGGCAACGAAGCCCGACAGCGCGGCGCCCATCTCGGGATTGACTGCGCGGAGGCCAGACGCCAGGCCCCTCACCCCTCCCTTGCTCATGCCCTGGAGAGCCTTACTGGCCGAGCCAGCAGCATCACCCATGCCGCCGAGGCCCTCGCCGGTATCGTCAGCACTTCCACCGAGGTCGCCGAGCGCACCCTGTGCCCTGCCGATCTCCGCTTCCAGCTCCGAGGCATCGCCGCGGATTCTGATGATGATGTCGCCGCCGTCTACCTCAGCCATTGATCTGCCTCATGCGCCGGTCAAAGTCGGCGCGCTTTGCCCGCTGGGCGTTCTTCTTGGCCTGCTCTGGCGTCTCAGTGAGTAGCCGGTGTTCGGCGAGTAGCTGCACCTGCACCGACCGCTCCAGAGACAAGAACCAACCCGGCTGCTGTCCCCAGAGGCGATCAATGCGGAGGCACATCAGATCACCGATACCCCGGCGCCGGTAAAATCCGCGGTGTCGCTGACCTCCTGCTCGCTCGGCAGCGTGGTGGTGAGCCAGTCGGCGACGGTGCGGCCGCCCCTGATGATCTCGCCGAGCTGCACGCCGCGAGGGATCAGCACCTCAATCACGCTCTCCCCGTAGGCCACCAGGTCCATCGAAGCGGTGCGGTAGGAGGGCAGCGGGAGGCGCTCATCGTCGATGACGAGGCCGATAGCAGCAGCGGAGCAGCGGAGCAGTCGAGCGCGGAAGGTTGGATCTTCGGGCTCGGTCGGCCAACTGACGGTGAGGTCAGCCAGCGCGGTCCATGATGCCGGCTTGCGGATCTGGAGGTCAGGAAGGGGGGAAAGCGTGAGCGTGTCCATCGTTCAATCCTATGTCGGGCCGGTCGCAGAATAACCACCCATAACTTCACAGGAGACGCTGATGGTGTCGGGAGAACCTTCACTAAACTCCCAGGTGCAGATGCACTTTGAGAGCGTCACGACCTGATCAGTTGAGCCATCTTCGACAGTGAAGCGGAGGTCGAGGTTGAACTCTTCGTGAGCAGGGTCCACAGCGGTCCAGCTTGCAGCGTTGCCCGTCTTGTCGAGGACATCGGCCAGGGTGAGATCCGAGCCGGCGCTGGTCGTGAACATCCGCATGTGAACGTCAAACGAGGCCGAGAGGACGGGGTCGTCGCCCTTGCGGCTTCCGACAATCACGCCTCGGTCGCGGATGACGATGCGCTCAGCCTTCTCGCGTCCGAAACTGAGGTTTCCGTTCTCGTATGCGACGGTGTACGTGTTGGACCCGCCGTTGTCGGCGAAGACGATGGTGCCATCGCGCGGCACCTTGACGGTTGTAGATTCTGCCATGTCTAACCTCTCATGCTCTCGACGAGCGTTACTGCGATATCAGCCTGCAAAGCTGGGATAAGTGAGAGATTCAATCTCTCTGCAACCTCGGTCCATACGAGGCGCCTGGAGCGAGGCCGGTGGATGTAAACCGCATAGCCGCGGCCCCTCTGTCTCGCCTCGTTGATGAGGCTGACGAATAGCTGGGTGGGGCTCACATCAATCTCAGCCTGCCAAGCATCGCGACTGATGCCCGTATCGACAGGCCAGCCGCCGCCGCCGTCGCGGGCGTCTTCGACCATGCTGGCGGCGTGCTGTTCGAGAAGTGGCCGCAGCACATCGAGGTCGAGCCGACCACCGGACTCAAAGACCGGCGAGAGCTGGCGAGTGCTGGAGAGCTTGACATCCATCAGCGCCTCCTGACCAGGCGCCGCAGTCGGCGCACCTGAGAGAACACTGATGCGGTCTGCTGCTGTGGCGTCGCCAGGAACAACGAGCGCTGTGGCGGCTGCACTGGCTGGCTGTATTGCTCGGTCTCGGTGATGGTCCTGTTCAGCCGCTCGACGATGGGCGGAAGGATGCGGTCACGGATGATGATCATCTGCTGCTCCCAGAGCGGCCCGTCTTCCCCCTCCCCGGCGCGGTGAACCCACTGCGAATAGTCCACACCGTTGCTCACCCGGTAGCCGATGAATGGGCGCTGTATCGCCTGCACGTCCCAGCCTGCTCGACTGCGACCCGTGACGACAGGCCATCCCGTTCTGAGTTGGATCAATACGTCCTGTGCGCCGGCCAGGAGGACGACAAACTCACCAGCCGACAGCACCCGCATCTCGCCGTGCTTGCGCTTGAGGTGTCGCGTCACGCTGCGCAGCTCGATGTCGAGGTCGACGCTCATGCGCTCACCTGCCAGCGGATCTTCTGTTGCATCGGGTGAAGATCTACCCGCGGCCTCTTGTCTCGGCTCCAGCTTCCCCCGCCTGCTCTGGCGTTGACGACGGACCAGCCAGCACCACGAAGTGACGAGCCGCCCTCCTCGGGAAGCGTATAGGTCACCAGACGACGAAATCCCATCGCCCGAGCAGCGCGCCAGCATGCACCATATAGCGCGCTGCATGCGTTGTCGGTGCCGTCAGTCGCAACCCTCACGACTTCAGCAGTCCAGCCGTCTTGGAGCATCCGAGACACCGGGCGAGACACGATAGCCACGCCGCAGATCTCCTCTGAGCCCTCAGCTGAAACCGCGATGCAGAACCGGCATCCGCGAGCTGGCTGGTGATGCCGGTGGTGACGATCCACAAACGCATTCGCCTCCCGGAGAGTGATCGGCACTATGACGAGACGCTTGCTCATGGCGCGCTCATGTCGAGATTGAACGTCACGCCGAGCTCGAAGCTCTGGACCATGTAGGCGCCACCCTGGAGGCGGGTCGTGGTCACCGGTCCGAAGGTAAGCGCGCCCTGCTGGGTGAGGCTGGTCCCCGGCTGGATGAGGTAGCGCTGGGCGCTGTGGAGGTCTTGGAGCGCTTGCGATGGCGCCTCAAGACCGAGGCCCGGCTTCAGTTCGTGCCCGAGCTGGACGGTAAACCGAGCAGTGACCCGGAGGCCATCGGCGCGCGCTGCTTCTCTGCTGCGCTGCTTGCGGTCGCCGGCAGGGAGGCAGGCCACCGCACGGTGCCCCCTCGGAGCCCCAGCACCAAGAAGCCCCGCGGGTGACCTGCATTCAACCAGACCCGCCGCCGTTAGGCGGGCAATGGCTGCGGTAAGGGCGGTGGCATAGGTCACCGGGTGAACCTGCCCAGACGACCGGAGGACAGGACAAGGACCGGCGATGCGGGCTGCTGCTGCTCGCCGATGGTGTTGTCTTCGCCGTCATCCATCCGGCTGCGGATCTGGCCATACAGACGGGGTAGCGTCTGCTCGATGCGCCTGGCCTCGTCGCGATACGGTCCACCGTCGCCAAGGGTCAGCGCGAGGTCATCCAGCGCGAACACGAGAGCCTGAGCGGTGAGCCATGGGCGCAGCGCGGAGGGTGTGCGCATCCGCCAGAACGGCAGCGCCTCGGAGTAGAGGCGGCTTGACAGCTCCGTCCAGGCGTCCGTGATGAACTTCTGAAGGTCACTCGCCCCTGTCGTCTGGAGCGCAGCGAGGCGGCTGTATCGGTTCGTCAAGTCGGTGGTGCCGATGGGCGGATACAACCGGGCGAGGGTCAGCGCGGCGTCGTTGTAGAAGTCGTGCGCATCGCCGCCGATGGTCGCGGTGAACTTGAGCAGGAAGCCCTGTCCCAAGGTCTTGCCGCTCGTGGTCGCAGCGGTCACCGTGTAGCTCAGCGTCCCGCCGCTCTCAGAGGCCGAGACCGCATCGAGCAGCACCGTCCCGCCTGAGTCCCAGAGCGAGAAGGTGACAGCCGAGACGGTCGGCGCGCTGCCGCTGTGCTCTACGGCGACGGTGATGGTGGTGTCCTGCCCTCGTGGGATGAGGACAGGCCCGGTCCATCGAGCGCTGTATGGTGTGCCGTCTGCCACCGATTACGCCAGGATGCTGGTCGGGTCGGCGACTGCTGCACGCCAGCGGAGAGCGCCGGAGCGCTTGACGCCGACCATGTCCACCGCCTGGCCGATGGCGGTAAAGCTGATCTCGTCGTGGCCCTGGGTGTTGCCGTCACCAGCAACATTGATCACGACGTTCCCGCCCGCATCGGTGTCCATGCTGAGCGTGCAGCGCTGGCCGTGGAAGCTGGGGACGGCAATCGTGCGGGTCTCGTTGCTGCCGCTGGACGAGGACACAGCGCACACCGCGTTGTGGTGCTCGGGGAGGACGATTTGCCCACCATTGCCGGGGTCTGCAACTTCGACGACTCCGGGCATGCGAACGGTCTTGAAAGCCATGATGTGTGCTCCTGATGTCAGGGGTTAAGCGCCCCAGGTATACAGCGTATACCCGGAGAATGATTAGCGTTTCTTGTCTCGCCGGTCGGCGCGGATGGCCGCATCCTTGGCGATGCTGCGGGCCTCGGTCGTGCTGACCTTGCCCTTGTTCGATTCGATGATCTGGCGCGTCATGCGGTCGATGGACTCGCGGCGCCCTTTCTTCTCACCCATCGACTGACCCTCGGCGAGCGCGGCCAACCTTGCGGCCTGCTTTCTTGTCCGCCTTGGTAGCGGGGTCGTCGGGCTGTGACCGCATCGCCTCAAGGACGGCGAGCGCCTCGGCCAGCTTGGTGGCGAGGTGGGGGTTGATGGCTGCGCGTCGCTGGAGGTCTTCGACGCGGGCCTGTTGGTTGGCTGTCTTCTCAGCGATGACGAGCGGGTGGATGGGCTCGACGATGCCAGCATCACGGAGGTGCTTACAGAAGCGAGCGAAGACGATCACGCTCTCGTCTGTGTTCCAGATGATGCGGCCTGCCGGTGTCACGGTCGGCTCTGCGCCTGGCTCAATCCACCAGCGCTCTCCGCTCGTGGTGCTGTAGTAGCGGCCATACTGGTAAAACTCGGCCTCCTCCGGGTCTTCACCGGACTGGAGGAGGCGCTTATCTTCCGGCCTGATCACCGTCCCGCCCTTGGCAGTCGCGCCGTTGATGACACGATTCAGGGAGCCGTCATCGCCCACACCGTTCACGCCGGGCACTGCGATCAGCTTGGACAGCTTCGGAAGCCATCCATGCTCGGCGTGGTAGTTCCATGCCGACTCGTAGTGAACGTAGATGAAGCGTTGCCCGATCTTGGTCCGCTGGTCAACCGGTAGAAGGTCGGGGTCGCGGGTCTCGGTCGGGGTCTGGCGCTTCGGAGCGCGTAGGGTGTGAGCGGGCATCGGCATCCTCTGGGGTGGGTGCGGTGGGTCAGGGTCAGCTATCAGACGTCAGAGATGATCTCGACGCCGCGCAGGTCTTCGATCTCAACCACAGCCGGGAAGATCGAAGCGATGAGCGAGGTCATGAAGTTGGTCTGGTCGCGTGCCATCTCGATCACCAGCGCCTCATTGGCAAGGTAGAGCAGACCGGGCGGGATGTGTCCAGCAGCAAGGCGAGCATCGGCCAGGGTGTAGCCGAAGGCGCCAGCGCCGAACATCGCACCGGCATAGTCGGCGTTCGTGTTGACTTTTGTAACAGAATCGGACTGGAAGAACTGAATCCCGTTCCAGGTGCCACGGAAGCCAGGACCGCGAGCGGCCAGCATCTCAGCGGTAGCCGCCTGGAACTGAATCGCGCCAGCCTCAGCGCGAAGGCTGTTCTGGAAGTCGTTGATCTGCTGCGGGTGAAGGACACAGGCATAAGGCCCGGTGACGCTCTGGCTGTTGAGCTGGAACTGCGCATCGTAGATGCTGGAGACATCCAGATCGACACCGCTGCCAGGGCCAACATCCTGAGACAGCGCAGGGAACAGCGCGCAGAGCAGGTCGGTCATGGTCAGGCCAACACCGGCCACCAGGTTGGCGGCGACGCGCTCGACCTGAATAGGACCGCCAGAGATGGGCAGGAGATCGGTGAGCTGGTACTTGCGGCTGTAGCCAGCCGGGACAAGGTCAAACTTGCCGGTGTCGTATGCAGCGTTTGCGATGTTGCTTCCGTCGGTCTCGGAAGTCCGTGCGCTGTAGGCGCCTGGGATGGCATCAAGGGTGCTGCGGATGGTGTCAGAGCCGCCAGCGTTCCACGGCACGCGGATCATGAGCGAGGTCAGGTCCGTCGGATCATAGAGCTGCTCAAGGATGAGATCGGAGAGGATCTCAGAGACCAAACCGCCTTCAGCGATCAGGGCGGCTGCTGTAACTTCGTTTGCCATTGTCGTTCTCTCAGTTGTTCGGGGTCAGTGTGTCCGTACCGCTGGACCCGCGAGCGACTGATACCGGACAGTCAACCGAGATGCAGCCACTATAGCAGCATCAAGAGATGAGGCCCTGTTTTTTGAGCAGCTCCAGGTTAGCGGTGAGCACTCCCTTTCGCCCCAGTTTCTGACGCTGCGCCCGGTAGCTCTTGGCGTCGATCTCGGTGTCTGGCGGCTTCGGTGTGACGGTGCCCGCGTTGGGGTTGCTGGCTGGCTTGCGCTTTGGCTTGACCGGTGCGGCCTCGGCTGGCTTGTCCGCAGACTTATCGACAGCTGTGGAGAACCACCGACCATACAGCGGGTCATCCTTGAGGTCATCGACGAAGGTGCCAAACGCGGGCGCCTCGCTGCCCTCTGAGACCTCGCTGAGCGCGTCGGCATACTCGCGACGGATGGCGCGCCGGCCTCGCTTGCTGGTGATGCCAGCGCTCACCAGGTGCATGTCCTGGCTGTGTCGAGTGGTGCTGCTCTTGAGGTCGGCCTGGAACTTTGCTGCCTGCTCCTGTGCCGTCTTCAGCTCTCCTGCCAGGCGCGAGCGCTCGGCAGACACTGCGCGGAGCTGTGCGCGGAGGTCTGACGTGTCAGGCGCTGGTGATGCCGGCGCCGGTGCTGGGGTGTGGGTGGTCTCGTCGCTCATGATTGGGGCTCCTGCTGTCGAAGGATGCGGCGAGCCCAGGAACGGCCAGCGTTGCCGCCCCACAGTCCCCAGGCTTGCGCCGCTTTGCTGGTCCGGTCTTGCCTTGCCTTGGCACTACCGGGTGATGCGCCATGCCTCGCGAAGAACGAGACCATGCGCTTGATGGTGTCAAGGCTCACCTGCTGACGCGCGGCGAGTTGGGCAGCGCGACGGACGCCGACCGCTGTGCCTGCCCTCCTCGATGGCGGCAGCTTGGCGCGGATGTCGAGCGCCCTACGTGCTGCGCTGGCGACCGCTGCGGGTGGCTTGTAGCTCGGCATCTACTCCTCCCGGTCCTCGATAGCGGGCTGGTCATCTTCGCCGCCAAGCTCGGCAAGGATGGCGAGCAGAGCCTCGTCCAGCGCGGCCACATCGACCACACCACCGCGCAACATCTCACGAGCGGCGCCGATCTCAGCCACCGCGCCGGGGATGTCCTCCTCTGGCTCGGTGGTCTCTGCGAGCGCCTCGGCCAGTCGCTGCTCTTGTAGCTGCTGATCCACCAGGAAGCTGATCGCCTCCTCGTCGCTGTCGAGGCCGGGGTTCAGCCGGCGGGCCATCGTGACGCGGCTCACCAGTCCCAGCGCGGTCTCTTTCTCGATGTTCTCGATCTGGATCTTCCGCTCCTGCTGGCTGAGACCAAGCTGGGCATACTGGATGCTGTAGGCCCGCTCATCGGTCGGCAGGCTGGCGCCTCCGTAGGCATTGGCGAGGCGGGCTGCTGTCGCGAGCAGTTGAGCATCACCGTCGCGGTTGACCGGCTCGGCCTTCTGCTGTGCCCGTCGCTGTCCGTCTCGGCTCACCACGATGCTGATGCCGCTCTGTGGTGAGCCGCTGGCGATGAGGTCGCCGGGGTTGAGTCCAGCATAGACGGCGAGGCGCTCACCGTATGCCCTGAGCGCCTCCACGCCATCCATGGGTGCCATCCCAGGCGGATACGTGTCGATGCGTCCAGCGCTGTCTCTCGTGCTCTCGAACTTGAGGATGGTCTTCGGGCTGGTCGTGATGGTCTCGACGTTCTGAGAGCCTGCCAGGGTGCGAGCAGTGCCCGCGGGCGGTTGCAAGTCGATGGTAATTCTCTGGGGCGATGCCGAGTTGGAATAAGCGTCCCACCACGAGGTCCAGCCGACACATAGGCGCAGCGTGCCGCGGACCAACTCGACGCCGCTCATGAAGTCGAACAGCCGGTCTTGCAGGCGGGCATGGTAGAGCACATAGGGCAGGATGGGCGCGCCGTCTTCGTCGGTGTAGGGGTACTCGTCAGAGTCGGTATACGTCGCGGTCATGTCTACCCGCTCGCCGTCCACCTCCTCCTCGATGCGGAAGATGGGCGCGGCAGGGTCTCGGATGTCCCACGTCTCGAAGGTCTCGCGCTGCTCACCGTCGCGCATCCTCAGCCGATACTCTGTGAGGCACACAGGGCGGTCAGGCTGGCTCGCGTCGGCTTCTGCCTTGATGACGTAGCCAGGAGACACCACGCGATAGCTGACGGCCTCGGTGCCCTCCTCGGTTGACCAGTCGAGGCGCATAAAACACTCACGGATGCCGCGCTGTACCAGGTCGCGCTCTTGGCACAGCGGCCAGAGCTTCGGCGGGATGATGGGCGCCAGGTCGTCAGCGTCGGTGATGCCCTCGGCCTGCACGGTCGGCACGTGGCTATAGGACACAGCGAGCTGCGACATTGTCATGAGGAACAGGTTGTCCGATACGTCGGGGTTGATCTGCAACTCCTCCGCAATCTCGGGCGCATAGTCCTTCTGAATCTCCCGCTCTACATCGGGCTCATGTTGCCCCCTCAACAGCCGGTCTCGGAGTAGCTGCTCTTGTACTCGTGGGGATCTGCTCAGGTCGCCGTAGTAGCTGCTCATCATCTCACCAGTGTCTGGGTTGTGCCTGATCGGGTGATCGGGCTCAAGTAGTGCTCAAGTATGTACCCGGCTGCATCGAATGGGTGTTTTAGGTCGTTGTTCTCGCCCATCCAGTGCCGCAGCGTATGCGTTAGCCGCTGGCAGTCCTGATGAACGTAGAGCCGACCCTCGATGCACGCGCTGGACAGGATGCGAGCGCGTGCCTTGACGCTGCCCGGCCCTTTGTACGGTGGGCGCAGCTGGCAAGGGCTGCGGCTCCTGCCAAGCTCCCGAGCTACTGCCCGGTCCATCAGCGCATTGACTGAGGTGGCAATGCCACGGCGCCCGGCACTATTCGAGTCGCCGCGCGCGGTGCTGATCTGGTCGAAGTCCACACCCCAGGGCAGCAGCAGCTCTCGGCGTAGTGCTTGCGCCTCCTCGGCCTCGGTCATCCGTGAGTCAGGCGACCACTCGCCGAGCACGTAGGCGACAGAGCCAGTCCAGCCGACGAGGTAATGAATGGTGTTTCCGACGATCTCGCCCCAGTCCACACCCCAGCCGATTTCTTCGATGTGCAGGCTCTCGATCTCCTCATCGTCGATGAGGTTGGCCTCACTGAAGCCAGGCACCCGGCGAGCGATCGAAAAGCCCTGCCAGCGGGCTTCAATGCGCTGGCCTCGGTCAAGCGCATCGGTCTCTGCTATCTGCTCGTCGATGCTCTGCTGTGAGCGATGCGGACAGTGCTCCCGGTCCAGCTTGCCAACCAGCTCGAACCAGTCCGGCTCAAGTGGTGGGTGCCCCTGCTGGGGATTGCCGCTGATGATGTCGCGGAGCCACTCGACCGGCCGACCTATCGGCGTGAGCGTGATCCAAATGGGCGCGCGCTTGGCATAGCCAGACCGGCGAAACTCGCCGAGGTGCGACCGCTTCGGGGGCTCGTCTACCCATCCCCACTCGACTGTGTCCGACGCCAGAGCGGTGAGGGGCTGCTCCGAGCCGAATGCCTGGATGAGCGAGCCGTTGGCCAGCCCGACGCCTCGCTTGCCTCTGAAGTAGTAGCCGCGCGCCTCGTCGAAGCTGCACTCTGGATGCAGGATGCCGGGAGGCTGGACCTCGCGCATCTTCATCGACAACTTCGCCCATCCGTTCTTGAGGTCAGCGCACAGGATGCTGCCGATGTTCGGCGCTGGTGCCACGTCGCGGAAGGGATGATCACCGAGGGCGTGCCACCATGCCTCGGCGGCGCCGCTGCGGGTCTTGCCGGTCTGGTTGGGCCACCTCAGGAAGCGCTTCCGCTCCTGGCTGGTGTGGAAGTCGCGCTGAGGCGGAGACATCCCACCGTATCCAGGCAGCTCGCGCAGGTACTCCTCCAGCGGGTCGAGATCGACAGCGGCGACGGTGAGCAGCCTCACCCTGCCGCCCTGTCCAGCTCGGCGAGCGCAGCACGGACAACCCGAGCCGCCTGTCCATCCGCCTCAAGCACAGCCACCAGGCGCCGCGGCCCCAGCTGTGTCAACGACCGACCGAGCGCGGCGATGGTCTCGGGACTGTCCAGGTCAAGCGCATCATCACCGGTCTCGGCATCGGAGAGCGTGCCCTCCACCTCCAGCGACCGGGCCAGAGCATCGAGGTGGGTCACATACGCCTTGGTCAGCGAGAGGAATTCGCCGGGCTTGAGCGGCTGAGCGTCTTCGCCGTCGCACTTCTCACACATCAGGCCGGTGTCGAGTTTGCGCACGAGCTGGCGGGCGATGCGCCGGAGCACGAGCCGGTCCACTGGAGGAGTAGCCCTCGCGCGTGATGCGGACTTGAGGGCGACCAGTTCCCTATTCCTCAGCTCAATCTTCTCTCTCTTGGTCTTCTTGGCCGGTAGCTTGACCACCTCGCCGCCGATGGGTGGGAGATGGCCAGACTTGCGCCATCTGCTCATCCACACCCGGAAGGTCGGCCACGCTACCCCGTGCCGCTCTGCGACGATCTTGGGGTCTTCGCCGCGCTTGATGGCGGCGAGGGCTTTGGTCTTGGGTGTTACAGCCATGCCGTTACAGTGTAACAGCTATGAGGCATCAGAATGGCATCTCTGCCTGCTGGCTGAGGATCTCCCGCATCGTATCAATGGCAGCGATTGAATACTTGACGATGTAGCCGTATCCGTTGCTGATGCTTGAGACCCTGCTGTAGCCCGGCACGCTGCGGCCATCCTTGCCACGCATGCCGCACTCCTTGGCGAAGCGGTGAACATCGTAGCGGGTTGTGATGCCCCTGCCTGGAAACTCTTTGCGCAGAATGTCTGCGATCTTTGATGCCATGAAGACACATTCAGCGTCGGCGCTGGTGACCATGGGCTGATGAGTCGGCTCCGGTCGGTGGTTGCTCTGTGCCATGGTCGAGAGCATGCGACCGATGCCCTCCATTGCCTTGAGCATGGCGCGGTTGCTCTCCAGCACAGCGGCGAGGACTGCCGACGCCTCACCCGGTCCTGCTACTGCCTGGCGCATCGGCTCGGGGTTGCCGTCGAGGAGCTCTCGCATGAAATGAGCACCAGCCAGCGCTCGGCGGAGGGCGACCCCGATGGGCTTGTGTGTCTTGATGAGGACAAGGGCGACACCGGCGCGGGTCAGAGCCATGATGCTGGATGAGTGCTTAGGGACTGAACCGGTAGAATTATTTTCTACCGGTTGCGCCTTTAAGGCCTCCAGCGCTGGCCCGTCGATGATGCGGAAGTGCTCGCCGTCGATGAATTCATCAGACCACGCGCCGGCGATGGTGTTGACCAAGCCCTTGCCCGCGTAGTCCAGCAGCCGACCGAGCAGGCCAGCGTCGAGCAGCTCCTCACCGTCGATGCGCCAACCCTGGCACTGCTGACCAGCCAGCGAGAACGGCACCACCTCGACAGAGACAGCAGGCACAGCGACAACCACGGGCGCCGGCTTGCGCTTGCGCCGGCCTCGGTGCTTGTCGGCTGCGATGCAGTCGCCGAGGTGTACCAGGATGCTGCGCTCGCCGACGCGCTTGTATCTGACGGCTTTGTCCTCTCGGCTCCACTTGTAGATGCTGTTCAGTGGTCGATTGGTGATCTCTGCGGCCTGTGCCACGGTCACCCATTCAGCTGTTTTGTTGTCCATTCGGGGCTCCTTTGGGGTTGGTAGTGTCGCAAGTGTCCGCCGCCGTGTCAATTATCGGCGGGCTCGGTGTCGGTGGTCTCTTGATGCACGCCGTCCATGTCATCAGCGCCCACGCCAAAACAAAGCCCATCAGGCCGGCGACGATCATCTCGACGCGGCTGTATCGTGGTCGCTGCCAGCTCACGACGCCTCCAGACGTGTCGCACGAGGGGATCTGCCCACACCCACAGCGTGAGGATGGACAGACACGCCGCAGAGCCGGCAGGGGTGACCAGCCATGCCCCGACGATGAGCAGGCCAGCAATGGGCACCTCTGCGGCTGCACGGCGTAGTGGGCTCACTCACACGACCGTCCGGTAGTCAGTCGCACGGCTGCACCTCCAGCCCCATGGCACCGCGCAGGTCGGCACCGGTCAGGCTGGCACCAGTGAGGTCGGCACCGTGCAGCCAAGCATCTCGCAGGTAGGCACCAGTGAGGTCGGCATCTCGCAAGTCGGCATCTCGCAAGTCGGCACCGTGCAGGTTGGCACCAGTGAGGTAGGCACCGTGCAGGTTGGCACCGTGCAGGTTGGCACCGTTCAGTTCCGCATCGCTCAGGTCGAGCGGCACCCCCAGCGCGGCGCACAGTTCGCGCGCTTGGTCGAGGTGTCCGCCCTTGACGAGTTCAGTCAGCTTTAGTCGCACGGCTGCGCCCCAGGGCCTCGGCCTGCACCGCTCCACGGCTGGAGGATGAACACCTCGTTGGCCTGGAGGTCGCCGGTCTCGGTGGTGATGGTCAGCGGCTCGGCCGCAGCGGTGGCAAGTAGCAACAAAATCATTCTCTCGTCTTCCACTTCAGGACATTGTTCGGCAGCGGCTTGGCCGGCTTGATGGGCTCGACTGACCGCTCGGGGGGTCGGTGCCAAGCGGATAGGCCCAGCTCTGGGTCAAAACGGGCAACGACCTCCCCGCCGTCGCCGTCATCAAGGGACAGGTAATAGACCCCTCTGCTCTGTCTCACCGTCGCGGTCGGTGTCTCGATGAGCACGACGCGCCCATCGGTGTCTCGGGTGATCATGGGGGCTCCTATGCTTCGGTGAACCGCTGAGTCTGAGGCTCAAATTTAAGATACAGCGTCACCGTCTTGTGGTCGCGGTACTTTGCGACGATCAGCTCGGTGGTGTTGTGGCCGCACATGGGGTTGTAGTAGGCATCTCGGTAGACAAAGACGATGGCATGCGCGTCCTGTTCCCACTGGCCAGAGCCGCGCAGATCCGAGAGCTGAGGGCGCTTATCAGCCCGCTTCTCACAGTCCCGATTGAGCTGTGCGAGGGCGAGGACGGGGATCTGTAGCTCCTTGGCCAGCGCGAGCAGGCCCTGACTGACTCCGCTCTGTCTCTCCTCGGTGGACTTGCCCGGGCTGCGGATAAGCTGCGCGTAATCGACCACGAGCAGCCGCAGCGGCTTGCCCTCTCGCTGTAGGCGGGTCGCCAGGCGCCGGGCCTTGCTGGCGATCATGTCGATGATCTGCGCTGGCTTGGTGTCGAGGTGGATGGGCAGGGCGGACAGCTCCGAGAGAGCAGACCGGGTTCGGCGCCATTCGTCGGCATCCATCGAGCCGTCACGCATGACAGCGGTGGGGACGCCAGAGAGCAGGCTGAGCAGCTTGCGCCCGATACCATCGGCCTCCATCTCAAGGTTGTAGACGCCGACGCTTTCACCGCGCTGCGCAGCGCTGAGGAGCACCTGACAGGCCAGCGAAGACTTGCCCATGGCTGGCCGGGCTGGCATCAGGTAAAGCCGCCCCTTCTCCATCGCTGGCAGGACCGGAGCGCTGCGGCCCGTGTCGGGGTCTCTCTCGCGTCGGTCGAGCGCAGACACCCCCCACGCTACCCCTTGCGGCCTGCCGTCCTTGTAGGCGCTTTGACGGGCGCGGAGGTCGTCATACAGCAGGCGGGCGAGGCTGTCGCCGTCTGTCCAGGTGGTACTGCTGCCGGCTCCTCGAGCCAGACCCGAGAGCACCTGCTCGGCGCGTGCCTGTAGCCCATCGGGCTCGGTCTCCTGCCGGTAGGCCTCGACCAGCGCGGTGAGCTGCTGGAGGGCGTTGCGCCGGTAGGACAGCCCGACCAGCTCGCCGGCGTTGTGCGCGGCAAGGATGGGTGAGCAGTCGTCTGAGTAGCCCGACACATCGGCGAGGCTCGGGAAGTCGGCGCGGTCGGCTCTCAGGGCGATGCTCTCGACGACAGAGACCATGTCGGTAGGCTTGCGCGCCTCGATGCGGGCAGCCAGCCAGGCGAACAGGCGACCACGCCGCGGCCCCGAGAAATCGCCAGCGGTGAGGCCGGCGCTCTGCATGTCGGTGAGGGTGTCGGCCTCGATCATCAGGCACCCGAGGAGGTCACATTCCCATCGCTTGCTCTTGAGCAGATCAGACATGAGACCCCCACGAGCGGACGAACATCGGCCGCACCCTGAACTGTAGTTCTCGGCTGTGCGTCTGGCAGAGCGCCGACCAGCGGCCAGGACCACCCAGCGCAGCGATGGCGCGGGTGATGGTGTCGGCATCGAGCGCGGGGATGTCGGCAGGGGTAGGCAGACGGCGAGAGCCCACGCGCCCCATGGCATCAATGATGAGGCTCCATACCTGCTCGGCGTCGGTGGCCGTCTTGGTGGTCGGCGCGATGCTGGCCAGGTCAAGGTAGCCGGGGAAGTTGGACGGGCGGAGGATGGTATCCACCGTGCATTTCGAGCGCAGCCAGACCGCCCGGTCATGCTGCGAGGTCTGCCACCAGCGCCAGACGGTGACCAGCTCCTCGGCGGTGTGCTCCTTGAGTCGAGCACCAAGAGCGCGGCGCCGTCCGCTGGTCAACTTGAGGGCGCGGGCCTTGGGATTGGCCTCGGTCCTGATGGCTTCGAGCCGAGCCCAGATAGATGTGTAGTCCTGTGAATTTGTAGTCTGTAATTTCGCGCGCTCGCGAGCGGTCCGCTTCTCGTCCACTTCCGGTCCACTTGTCTTCTGTGTTGCAGGCTCTACCTGCTTAGCTTCGGTCCACTTCCGGTCCACTTCCGGTCCGCGATCGGTCCACTTCTCCAGCGAGGCCAGCGCATCGGCGCGCGCCTTGACGGTCCGCTGTCTGCTCTTGGTCAGCGTCCACGCCTCGACTTCAGCCATCGAGGAGCGGGAGCCCTTCCGGGTGCGGTGGAACACCACCAGCCAGATGAGCAGGTAGGCGATGGCCCATGCCCGGCGCTGTGGTGTCGGTGCTTCGTAGATGGCTTCTACCAGTCGCACAGGGACCGGGAGCCACTGCTCACCCATAGACGAGGACGAGCGCTTTGTGTTATTGTCCATGCGTTGTCCTTTGGGGCGGACCGGAATTCGAGAGCTGGTCCGCCCCATTTTTATAGCACAGGGCTACTCGGTGTCGGGAGAATAGAGCGCGGGGATCTTGCCGCTGGCCAGGTCAGCGACGAAGGCGCCGCGGGCCTCTGGCGACCAGAAACCAGGAGAGCCCCATTCACGCGCAGTCAGGTAGCTGCGGCACTCATCGACACTGACGCCCATGTCGGCGAGGTGCTTGAGGAACTGCCGCCGCTCACCTTCGGACCAACTATGGCGCTCTGGCTTGGCATCACCGGGCAGCTCCTCGCGAGCCGTCATGCCGATGCCGAGGTACATCCGCAGCGCCCGGCAGACTGCTCGGGTCTCAGCCATGCGGAGGATGGCGCCCTGCATGCCTCGCTTCACGTTGCCATCGTCCG